AACGCAAAGGAGGATACAAGGTTAATAAAAGCAAAGACAAGTGACAATCCATACTTGCCTGAGGGTTTTATTGATTCTCTTTTAGAAAACTATCCACCGCAACTAATACAAGCTTATCTCAATGGAAATTTTACCAACCTCACCACAGGAGCCGTTTACTCTAGATTTGATCGTAATAAACACTTAGTAAACAGTATTCCTTTTGATATAAAAATGGAGACCCTTTTGATAGGTATCGACTTTAACGTGATTGTTTGTGATTGATGAAATTACAAAACAAAATGATACAGATGCATTGGCTCAAGAAATTAAAAGAAGGTATCCTACGAACAGAATATTAGTTTATCCAGATGCTAGTGGTGCAGCCAGATCTACAATCAACGCTTCAAAGACAGATATTGCAATTCTCGAAGGATACGGTTTCTCAAGCATGGCATTACGCAGTAACCCACCGATCAAAGACAGAGTTCAAACCTTACAAGCACTCTTGGAGAACAGCAAAGGATGGGTGCGTTTGGCGATTCATGCCAGTTGCAGACGCTTGATCGAATGTTTAGAATTGCAAAGTTATGACGAAAAAAGTGGAGATCCAGACAAGCAGAATGGATATGATCACCTCAACGATGCATTAGGTTACCTTGTGTATAGAGAATTTAATATTATTCATGCAAGGGCAGGTCGAAGAACAGGAATTAGAATATATTAAAAGAAATGATATCATGAGGAAAAACCGTGTATAGCTCACTAAATATTTACAACCAGCCTGTAACTTTAGCTCCCACAACGGTTGCCTCTCCAAATGCGGCTTATCAAAGAATGGCTAACTTTTGGGGATTGATTGAGGATTTAAAGGAAGGCACTTATAAAATACGCAGTGAACATAGGAAATATTTACAACAAGAACCAAGAGAGACGGATGATGCCTATGACACCAGGCTGGCCAGGTCAACAGTTGTTCCATATTTGCAGAGAATAGAAAAAATGCTGTCGGGAATGTTGGTGCGAAAGCCTGTCCGACTTGATGATGTTTCTGATCTTGTTCGAGAGCAGCTTTTTGATGTAGACCTAGAGGGAAACGATCTTAACGTATGGCTTTATCAAACTGCAAGAATTGCTATCTCATTTGGTCATGTTGGTGTGCTTGTTGACGCACCAAAGGAAGGAGAGAAGGCGAGACCTTATTGGGTGACTTATACTCCAAAAGATATTCTTGGTTGGCGAACTGAAATTATAGAAGGCACAAGGCAGCTAACTCAACTTCGACTCATGGAACAAGTAGTGGAAGATGATGGCAAATATGGTGAAAAATTGGTGAAGCAAATTCGAGTTCTTGAAATTGGTCGATATGAAATACACCGTAAAGATAAGAAAGGGGAATATAAATTAGTTGATGAAGGCGAAATGAGCATCAAAGATAAGATACCTTTTTCAGTTGCCTATTCAAACCGAGTTGGATATTACGAATCACGCAGTCCTTTATACGATATTGCAGAACTAAACCTGAAGCATTATCAAATACAAAGCGACTTGGATAATATTTTGCATATCAGTTCTGTTCCGTTGCTTGCTGTTTTTGGTTATCCAAATGCTGATGAGATAACAACTGGTCCTAATGAAGCACTATCTTTACCGCCTGATTCAAGACTTGAATATGTATCTCCATCTGGCGACAGTTATGACAGCCAGTTCAAAAGGCTTGAAGATATAAAAGATCAAATAAATACTTTGTCATTAGCAGCGGTGCTTGGTCAAAAATTGGTCGGAGAAACTGCCGAAGCCAAGCGGATCGACAGATCGCAGAACGACTCAACGATGATGGTTATCGCACAGCAGATGCAAGATTTGATTGATAATTGTCTTAAATTTCATAGCGAATATCTAAACGAACCAAATGCTGGGAGTTCTTTTGTTAATAGAGACTTTGTAACCGCAAGGCTTGAGCCAGCAGAGATTGACAGTCTTCTTAAAATATATGCTGCAAATGGGATCAGCCAAGAGAAACTTCTTGAGCAACTTGCAAGTGGAGAGATACTTGGAGATGACTTTGATATTGAAGAAGAACTCGAAAAGACGCAGTCGGGTGGTTTAATTGAAATGAACCAAGAAAGTGAAGCAGCTTAATAGATGGCAGTTCCTGAGGCTTTTTACAGAGAAGCTATAGATCTCAACAGATATAGCAACAAAGTGCAATTTCAAGTTGCCACCCAATTCAACGAAGTTATCCTTGATGTTCTTAAGCAGATAAGAGACCTCGAAGGAAACAGCCCAGCAACAACTGCAAGACTTAGATCAATATTGGCTCAAATGGTGGACAGTCTGAAAGGCTGGGAAAACGAAAGTGCTGTCTATATGATTGATGAATTGCAAAACTTAGCAGAGTTTCAAGTTGGCTTTGTGCAAGATCAACTTCAACGAGTCCTTCCAAAAGGAGAGTTTCAAGTAAACACCGTTGCCGTTTCTCCTGACTTTGCTAGATCAGTTGTTACAAGAGATCCAACCGCTTTAACGATCCGTTTGCGTGATAAAGATGGAGTGTTTAGAACTGCTCAGTTTGCTCTGACTGCCAAAAGAGGATCGGATATATCTCTGCCGAATGGAAAAACTGTTAAAAAAGCGTTTAGAGGTATTGCTGATGATTCAGCTTCAAGACTCTCAAAAGCAATCAGACTTGGAGTTTTGGAGGGAGAGTCTTTGCCAAAAATAGTCAGAAGGCTTAAGGGTCCTAATTTAAGTTTTGTTGGAAAACCTCAAAATGCAATCGCCTTAAACTCTGCGTTAAAAGATTCAGAAGGAATGCTTTTATCAAACAAACAAATCCAAACTGTAGTTAGAACAACCGTAAATCAAGTTCAAAATGCTGCAAGTCAGGCAGTTTATGCAGCAAACAGCGATATTACTGGCAAATATCAGTATGTTGCAACTCTTGATGCAAGAACAAGCTCTATTTGTCAGAGGTTAGACGGTCAGTTGTTTAAATACGACCAGGGACCTGTTCCTCCTCAGCATTTCAATTGCAGATCAACAACTGTTCCAGTTATCGATGATGACGATCTTGCAAGAGCTTTTCCAAATACAAGACCTTCTGCAACAGGTCGTGTTCCTCAAGATACAAATTATGCAAACTGGTTAAAAGATAATCCTAATATTCAAGACAAAGTTCTAGGAAAAAAGAAAAGATATTTCAATTTTTTGATGAGTCCTAAAAGAGGAAAGAAACAACTTAACGCAACAAATGCCTTAAAAAAAATTATTCGAGAAGATGGAACGGAGCTAACATTAGATCAACTAGCTAAACGATATCCAAATGCCAATTAAAAAAGGAAAGTCTCAAAAAACAATATCAGGAAATATAAGAATGCTTATGAAAGAAGGCAAATCAAGATCACAGGCTGTTGCAATCGCATTAAGTTCTGCTGGTAAATTTAAACCAGCCAAGAAACGCAAAAGGAGATAAGATATATTTAGTTGCATTAAAACCATGCCTTCACATTACGGATCAATGAAACCAAAAGGGAAAAAGAAGAAAAAGAAAGGAGGTAAGAAGTAATGGGATATACTTTTAAAGTTCAAAGTTATGATGATATAAAGCCAAAGGCTGAAAACTGTGAAGTAAAGCCAAAAGCCAAAAAATCAAAAAAGAAAGGTGACTAGACGCTTCAGAAAAGTTCCAAAGGATAAAAAAACTGGTGTTGCTAAGAAATATCTTAGTGGGGCCAAAAATAAAGCTGCAAAGGCTGCTGAAATCAAAAGAACCGCAGCAGCTTATAAACGAGGAGAGTATATTGATATAAAAGCTGTTCAAAAATCCAGGGTTGCTCAAGATGGCTCCAAGAAAAAGAAAAAGCGTAAGAAAAAAGCCTGAGCCTCAACCTCTCAGTGCAACTGTCATCAAAACGCTAGAAAGAAAAGCAAAAAATTCAAAATTTACTCTTGGACAGCTAAAGGCTGTTTATAGAAGAGGTCAAGGTGCTTATCTTGGTGGCGGATCAAGAAATGTATCAATGGCAGCCTGGGCGATGGGGAGAGTAAATAGTTTTATAACAGGAAAAGGCGGTGCAAGAAAGGCCGATGCTGATTTGATGAGGTAAAAATGAAGAAAAAAGAGCTTACAACTCGACAAAAAAATGCTTTAAAGCGTCATAAGTCAACTCATGGACACACAAAAGCACACATGGATGAGATGATAAAGGCTATGCTTGCTGGCAAAACATTTACTGAGGCTCACAGGCTTGCTATGAGGAAAAAAGGCAAATGACTTTAAGTAATAAAGAAAAAATTGATCGCAAACTTAAAAAATATGGCTTAACAAAAGTTAACAAAGCCAAACCAACTCCTAATCATCCAACTAAGTCACATGTAGTCCTTGCAAAAAAAGGTGATCAGGTTAAATTAATTAGATTTGGACAGCAAGGGGTTGTCGGGGCTGGCAAGAATCCAAAAACTAAGAAAGAAAAACAAAGAAGGGCAAGTTACTATGCAAGACACAATGCACAAAACCCAAATCCAACAATAATGTCACCTTTATACTGGTCACATAAGGTCAAATGGTAATTTTAAGGTAATATTATAAATAAATATTACGATTTTTTATGTCAGAAGAACCAATCAAACCAAATCCATCTCCTGAACAATTTGCTGCTCTCCAGGAAGAAATACAAAAATTAAAAGAAAATAATGCAAAATTACTTGATCAAAATATTAAGGCTAAAGAAAAAGGTAAAGCTATTCCTCCAGACGTTGATGTAAATGAATTGATTGCTTTCAAACAAAAGAAAGAACAGGAAGAGTTAGAGGCAAAAGGAAGATATGATGAGGCAATTGCAAAACAAGCTCAACAATTTAGAGATGCAGAGGCTGCGTATAAAGAACAAATTAGTAAATTTGAGCAAAGACAAAGGGAACTTGAGATCGAAACTCCTGCAATCACAGCCCTTGCTGATGTTGTTCACGATCCTCAATATGCACTTTCTCAAATTAATAAAGAGCAACTAGCAAGAGAAACAGATGGCACGGTTGTAATTGTTGACGGATATAACAGAACTCCAGTTAAAGAATGGGCTCAACAAAAAATGCCACAGTGGGTTCAAAAGAATCCAAGACCACAAGGTGGTGGAGCAACAACAACTAAAGTTACCGCTGATGTTATTACAGGAGAAAGTAATCCTTTTTCAAAGGAATCTTTTAATCTTACTGAACAGGCTAGACTATATCGTACAGACATTAATAAATATAATATGCTCAAAAACGCAGTTAGCGGTTAATATAAAGTTAACTTGTTTGTATAAGTTAGGTGTTGTCACCGAAAAGTAAAAATCATTAGTACATTTTTTAATGGCTACATTAAGAAGTGATTTAATAATCCCTGAGGTTTTTACACCCTAT